AATAGAAAAGCCAAGAGAATCCGCGAAGCAATCAAGCAGACTAACATGGCTGAAGCCCTAAAAGATGTGCGTAGAATTGCGATTGAAGATGATGTCAATCTAGACATAGAGGATATAATTGACGTTGCTCCGATGGTAGAGGGTGTTGTGGTGTCTGTTGATTTCATTGTTTGGTCACGTCAAGTATACCGAGATTTAAAGAGATGTCGAAGGAAGGGGAAATGACAGGGGAAAATAAGCAAGATCACAAGGGGGTAGAATTGACAGAAGAAGAAAAGAGATCATTTGCGGCTGGACTATTCCAGGGAAGAGTAGAGGCAACACTTTTGGGGATAAGTACGGATGTCATTTCTTTGAAAAAAGGCCAGGAATCACTAGAGATGAAAGTTGATGACATAAATGTGAAGATTGGGAAGATCAAAACTCGAATATCCGTCAATGCAGCAACCATATCGCTTTTAGTAACAGTTCTTCTCCTATTGCTCAGAGAGATTTGTTTCCCAGGATAGAATTGAAAGCAAGAAGATGAATCCGAAGCAAGAGCGATTTTGTGAAGAGTACATTATAGACCTCAATGCTACTCAAGCCGCAAAGCGTGCTGGATATAGTGAAAAGACTGCAAATGAACAAGGTAGTCAACTCTTAGCCATTCTTAGTATTCAAGAGCGGATTCAAGAGCTTATCAAAGAACGCTCAGAAAAGACAAAGATAACAGCAGAGAGAGTATTAGAAGAGCTTGCGTTGATCGGATTCTCTGACATAACAGACTTAATTGAGATTGAAGAGAATGGACTGATAATAGCTAAAAGATTTGAGGACATGCCCAAAGGTGCTTCACGGTTATTGAAGGCAGTTAAAGAAGATAGAATCATACGCGAGGTTTCAAGACCGGGCTCAAAGACTGAAGAGATGGTTGTCCATGATAAAGTCAAATATGAGATATGGGATAAGATGAAAGCACTTGAAATGATAGGAAGACATCTTGTAATGTTTACTGATAAATCTATACTTGATGCGAATGTTATTTATAAAATCATCTACGATGCAAAAGTAAAGGCAAATAATGCAGACACAAACGGTTGAGCGTGAAGAGATTGTTGTACTGCCTTATGAGCTTTTGCCCTGGCAAAATAAGGTCAAGAATGACATTCATCGATTCAAGACAATTGCTGCGGGTCGCCGGTCTGGAAAGACATGGTTACTTTGTGACATGCTCATCGAGGCCGCACTCACATTTGCCGCTGGCCTTCCCTGTTGGTATGTTGCTCCTACTTATGGGATGGCTAAAGACATCGCATGGTCAAAGCTCAAAGACTTCACAAGAGACATGAATCGCGCAGGGCTTGTCGTTCGCTATTTTGAGACAGAGTTGAAAGTTGAGTTTATAAACGGCTCTGCAATCCACCTCAAAGGAGCAGATAATCAGGACTCATTGCGTGGTCGTGGACTCGGGTTTTTGGGCATAGACGAGATTGCGCTTATGAAGAAGGACACTTGGCAGCAAGTCCTCCGGCCAGCAATATCAGATCATGAAGCTCCGGTCATATTCATTGGCACTCCAAAGGGGTACAATTATTTCTTTGATCTATGTGAGATGGAGAAAAAGCAACCAAATCTGTGGAAACACTATCACATAAAGACCTCTGAAGCTGGAACAATACCACTTGCAGAGATTGAGCAGGCACGGCTTGATTCAGATGAGCAGTCATTCCGCCAGGAGTGGGAAGCATCATTTGAGACGTTTGCTGGTCAAGTTTACAGATGGGAAATTGATGTGCCGCTTCCAACGAACGGCTTTAATCCAGATGAGATATTCTATGGCGGTGATTTCGGATATTCTGTCGATCCGGCTGCTGTAGTCCGCGTATATCGAAAGGCAGATGAGTATTGGCTCCAAGAGTTGATTTACAAGACCGGGCTCACAAATCCCGCACTTGCAAGAGAGATGAAAACATCTGGAATTATTGGCAAAGACGTATGTTATTTTGATTCAGCAGAGCCAAAGTCGATTAGAGAACTGAGAAACGATGGGTTGAACATAGTGCCGTCACTCAAAGGACCAGACAGCAGGCGCGCGGGAGTGGATTTCCTGAAGAGTAAGAAGATAAATATTGTCAAAGGCTCAGAGAATATTCTAAATGAATACCGTTCATATTGTTATCAGGAGCATAAAGACGGCTATGATTTACCCGAACCAATTAAGGTCAATGATCACATGATGGATGCTGTCCGTTATGCGATTTTCACACATGCAAAGCGTGCCGCTCCGAAGTTTAGGATGCCGAAGGAGTCATGGGTATGAACATAGCTCAGTATTTCAATAATGAATACAAGACAATGGCCATGAAGCTCCGGTATTCAGCGCAGAAAGGCAGAATCACAAAGCTTGATAATGAGGTTCGTAAACTCCAATATCTTGTAAAAGAGAACATTCTATCATGGACTGAGAGGGCAAACGCTTATAAAGGTAATTCTTATCCGACATATGAAGCGGCTGTCAATGAGATAGCTAAGAAATATAATGCTACAGCAGATTGGGGAGTTTTGCAGACCGGGAATATCATAGACCTCAGATCAGCGGTTATCATAAATGAAGGGCCACAAATCCAAGAAAAGAGCCCAGATGTAAACGCTGATAAAGAGATTGAATGGGTAAATAACTTTCTAGAGTTCAACGATATCGATAAAGAGATTGCACAGCAGTTTGCAAAAGAGGCAGAAATTGAAGGCAAACTCGCATTGCAGCTCAAAGTATCAAAAGACAAGAAAAACATCACTTGTCGCTACCTGTCATGGTCACAGAAGGGATATAATATCACTCCAGACCCGCAAGATTATCTTGATTATCAGAGATTGACATGGAAAGCATCTGGAACGATGAAGGCTGGCAACTTGACGGCAGAGCAGTTTGTTTACAAGAAATTTGGAGGTAGGATAGACAAGCCAAACGAGGCCGCTCCGAAGATTATGAAATGCCTGACTCAGTTGGAGAATCTTGACAAAGCTCTCACAGACTGGAGAAAGATAAATTACATCTTCGGCGGACCGATTCTCTATTGGGAAATTGATGGAGATGTAGACGATGCCGCAGGCTTGGTAGATAACGCACTTGAGGCACTCGATAATAAGAATTTTAAGATAAATAAAACAATCGCTGGAATTGGTGATCTTCATTATGTGAAGCTCGACACTGGCGGCATTGATTCAATCGAGCGTGAAATCATTATACTTGCCAAAATGATCGCTGGAACAACTGGCGTTTCGGTTCAGTATTTGGGACTTGCAGACCTTCTCAAGAATCGCTCAACCTCAGACGACATGAGGCAGATGTTGACAACTGTCACAACACCAGAGCGGCAAACGTGGAAAGGCGCATATGAAGAGCTTATCAAGAAAGCTATGGTCATGTGGAACAGTATGTCTGGAAAGACACAACTTGATCCGAACAAAATCAAGATCGATATTCCGGTCATTACTCAACAGCAGTGGGAGCACTTGGAGAAGGTATTTCTGCCCGCTTGTCTTGCTGGCAAATTGAGTGATGAAACACTTTGGGAGCAGACGCCTGGGGTGGATGTTAAAGTGGAGTTGAAGCGGAGGGAGGAACGCGAAAAGACAGAGCTTGAGGAGGCAAAGAAGGAAAACGAGGACTTAAAAACCGACAGGATGGATAAAGAACTGTTCGGTAAAAATAATAAAGGAGAAGAAGAATGACATTAGTTTCAACAAAAGACATTAACGTAAGGGCAGATGGCAAGCGATCCCTCACTCCGGTTACTACAAAAAACGTCGTGGAAAACAAGATTAAAGACGCCTTCAAGAAAGTGGGACTCAGCGAGAAAGATTACACAACTATAGCTGGAACATACAACAATCTTGACATCATGGAGCGTGCCGTAAAGCGAGGCGACGAAGGGCCGAAACTCAAAGACGCACTTCTCGAACCCTGGGAGCGAAAGACTGTTGACAGACAGATCAGAACGCCGATTGTCACGACTCACAACATGCCGAACATGGAAGACTTCAGAGAGAAAGAGAAGCGTGATGAGATACAGAAAGAGAGAAAGGCGAGAAGAGCAGAAGAGGAGAAATCCAGAGAAGCAGAGAAGAAGGTGGCTGAAGTAGTAAAAGAGCAGTCTGGCATAGAGGCGCGCATGCAGAAGGCTAGAGAAGCGAAAGAAGCGAAGAAAAAGGAGAAGACGGAGTAAACCATGAGATTCCGCGCACAGCTTCAAGCAATGGCTAAGAGTGAAATCCTTGCCATGATACCGCCTTACATGCTTGAACGTATAAAAGAGAGAGATCCAAAGCCGTTGTTTAAAGCGTTTGTCATTGGTCATGAGGGCGATGTCAAAGCAACGCTAGTCGGAATTGGGAAGGTTGTCAAAACATGGTTCAAGGATGCAGTTGGCAAGTTGTCTCGGAAAATATGGGCTGGCATGGAATTATTTAACGGTCATCAGATGGATGGAAATTATCACGATGGGCGTGAGCAGATTGGAGAGGTTGCCGGCTCCAGGGCTCAAGATGTTAATGGCAAATTCAGCGCGGTTATCGCCGCTTACATTTATCCGGAGTTTAAAAATCTGCCTTTAGACGTTGCCAGCATCGAGGCAAATGTAGAAGTAGACAGTGCAGATGGTGAGATTCATGCCATAAACGTCGGAGAAGTGACCGCCATTGCACTCGGCAACTCAAAGGTTGATACACCTGGATTTCCTGATGCTACACTGTTGGGAGAGATTCAGGCGTTTGTCAAAAAAGAAATTCAATTCACTAAAAAAGGAGAAGGAAACATGAGTATTGCAGATATCAGAGAAGCAATTAAGGCTGAGAATTTAAAGCCTTCAGACATTTTCGGACTTGGAGAGTTGACAAAAGACCCGATGGTCACAGAGGCTATCGAAGAGGAAAAGAGCAAAGCGATTACTGGGGAATACAAAAACCGGAAACGTGATTCAGAGGGCTTTGACAAGACGAAAGAAAAACTTGAGACTGATC